TACGAAATACAAAAAGCGCGGCGCGCCCACACATTCGGTGGAGGCTTTCCGCGCTTGGTTGGCGGTGAACGTCAATCAAAGCAAGGCGCTGGATACCGCGCCCGGCCCTGACGCGCTGGAAGACCGCGTGGAGGAGCAGCCCGCCGAAGTGGCCGAGGTGCTCCAGACGCCCGTGCCAGAACAGGTGGCGTCCATCAACGCCCAACTCAAACAGACGGAAACCATTCTGAAATGGACGCAGGGCATGATCGCAAAGCTAAACAGAGACGGAAACATTGAAGCCGCCCGCAAGTGGCTCCACAGCTACGCCCTTGTCTCCAAGAAGATGCAGGAGATCCAAGACAAGCTGGTCGAGACGCGCATCAAATGCGGGGAGCTTGTGCGCTACACTGTTGCCAAGGACATGGTGGCCTCGCCATTGCGCCGGCTTCGCGCCTCCTTGGTCAAGATGCCCCACGAGCTTGCTGGCCGTTGCAACCCGCAGAACCCAGAGCAGGCCAAGGACGCCATCAACGAATGGTGCGCCAATTTTTTCAGAGAAGAATCGCAATATGAAATCCATTGAAAACATCGAGCAGATATCCGTCTCGTCTTTGATTGCTTACGCGGGCAACCCGCGAAAGAACGACCACGCTGTCGAGGCTGTAGCCGCCGCCATCAAACGCTTTGGCTTCCGCGTCCCGGTCTTGGCAAAGTCTGACGGCTCGCTGATCGACGGGCATCTGCGCGTAAAGGCCGCGAAGCATCTTGGCATGGAGGAAGTGCCCGCCGTCTTGTGCGATGATCTCAGCGAGGCCGACATCAAGGCGTTGCGAATCAGCATCAACCGCATGGCAGAGCTTGCCGAGTGGGATGCCGAGCTACTAAACGCGGAGCTTGAGGGATTGGCGACGGAAGGATTTTCGATTGAAGACTTGGGGTTTGATGCCGCCGCGCTGGAAGAACTCGGCGCGGACTTAGGGCTGGAAGAAAAGCACGAATTGGACGCCGAACCCCAGATCGACAAAGCCGAAGAACTCCGCGCCAAGTGGGGCGTCGAGGCGGGGCAGCTTTGGGAGCTTGGGGATCATCGGTTGCTGTGCGGGGATAGCACGAAACCAGAAGATGTTTCCCGACTAATGGACGGGCAAAAGGCCGAGATGGTTTTCACCGATCCTCCCTACGCTCTCTTCGGAAATTCTACGGGAGTGCATGGAATTGCCGACGACAAAATGGTTCGTCCGTTTTTCCGAGACATTGGCCGCGCCAGCATGGAGTGGGTGGAAAATTTTGGGCATGTCTATCTTTGCTGTGATTGGCACACGGCCTCCGTCATTCAGTCCGTTATTGGCGAGGCAGGACTTACGGCAAAAAATCTTTGCGTTTGGGACAAAGGCGACGGCGGCATCGGTGCAAACTACCAGCAGTGCTACGAGTTGATTTGGTTTTTCACAAATTCACCGCGAGCAAAAGGGACAATGGCACGGAAAGAGGCAGGAGAAAAAACCGTCAACGGCGTTCCAAACATCTGGCGCTTCCCACGCGTTCAGAAGGATCGAATCCACAACGCAGAAAAACCAGTTGGCATGGTTAGCGTGCCGATCACTAATGGCAGCAAGCAGGGCAATATCGTTTTGGATTTCTTTTCTGGAAGCGGAACCACCATCATCGCCTGCGAGCAGCTTGGCCGCAAATGCCGCGCCATCGAAATCTCGCCCGCCTATGTCGCCGTGGCACTCCAACGCTGGGCCGATGCCACAGGCAAGACGCCGAAGCTGGTGGCATGACGCTTTGCCGCCCAGAACTCAAACTGCATTTCGAGATCCGCGCCGAATGGGTCTGGAAACCCGTGCAGGACGTTGTTGATTGGGCCGAGTCGAATTTGGTTATTAGTGAGCGGACAAGCGCCACGCCGGGGCGCTACTCAACAAAGCTAACGCCCTATGTGCGCGAGGTGCTGGAGCACTTTCGCAACGAACGAACCAGGCGCCTTACGCTGGTCTGGGGCGCGCAGACGAGCAAAACGACCTGCATCCTGACGGGCATGGCCTATCGATTGGACTGCGCGCCTTCGCCCTGCCTGTGGGTCATGCCGTCCACGCACCTCGCCAAGTCCTTTTGCGAGACGCGATGGATGCCGCTGGTGGACGATTGCCCTGCTCTGGCAAGGCACAAGCCGGCCAACAACGACCAATTCCGAATGCTGGAGCAGCATTTCGACAAAATGAGCGTGTGGTTCGTCGGCTCCAACTCTCCAGCCAACCTCGCAAGCCGATCCATCTCGCTGCTGATGATGGACGAAATGGACAAATTCGCCACGCAAAGCAGAAAGGAAGCAAGCCCGGTGCAGCTTGCCGAGGCGCGGTGTGTCACCTATCCGAACCATTTGATCGTCTGCACCTCAACCCCGACCTACGAAGACGGGGCGATCTGGACGGAATGGCTGAAGGGCGACCAGCGCAAATACTTTGTGCCCTGTCTTGGCTGCGGCGATGCGTGGTCTTTGGAGTGGGAGCACATTAAGTGGGACGAGACGGCCAAGCAGGAGGAGGGCTGGAACATGGAGCGGGTGGCCGCGACGGCGCGGTGTGTTTGCCCTGCCTGTGGTCACGCGCACGAAGAGGCCGACAAACAAGAGATGCTTGAGCGGGGCGAGTGGAGGCCCACGGATTTTGCTGCCGAGCCAGGGCGGCGAAGCTATCACTTGTCTTCTCTCTACGCACCGTGGCGGAAGTGGGCGGATTTGGCCGTGAAGTTTTTGCAAGACCGAGAAGCGCCGGGCGGGTTGCAGGATTTCTACAACCGCGAACTGGCGATCCCGTGGAAGGTCGAGGGCTCACGCATTACCACCGCCATGATCCGCGAGCGCATCGACGCCTCGCCCAAGTATCTGCTGGGGCAACCGCCGAGTGACGGGGTGCTGGCCCGACTCATGGCCGTGGACGTGCAGCAAACCGAACTGTGGTGGCTGGTTCGCCAACTGCACGAAGACGGGAGTAGCTATCTCGTGCAATACGGGTCTGCCTTGGGATGGGGCGGGCTGTCAGAGAAATTCCGCGAGCTTGGTTGCCAGTGGGGCATTGTGGACGCGGGCTACGCGGCCAAAGCGACTTCGGGCGTTTACAACTTTGTCTTCGGCACGGCGGGCAAATTCTGCGCGGCTTTTGGGCGAACCAAAAAGCACAACTCGTCTTTGAAGCCTTGGGAGACGGGCGAGCTTCAGATCGACGGCACCCGCACCATCCGCCAAATGCGCTTCGATGCGTTGCTCTGGCAGGAGAGGCTTTACCACGATGTGCTACGGGATGGCCGCGTGCCGTGGTATTTGCCGCGTGATCTGGCCAAGGACTACGTTTCGCAAATGCAAAACGAAGCCTTGGTAGACGATAAGGACGAAAAGAAGTGGCAGAGATTCGGCCCCAACCACTTGGCCGACTGCGAGAAAATGGCGCTGGTTTACATGGATTGCTTCTTGTCGGCCTTCCGCGCACAGAACGCCACTCCTTGACACAAGCAACGAGGGCATGACCGATGCGTCGATGCTCGCCCGTGTCTTCACGGCGTCCGAACTTTCCCAACTCAAAGCAAGCTGCAAGGCGCAAATTCTGGCGGGCGGCGCCTCTCAAGCGTTTGTTTTGTCAAGCAGTGTGGGCGGTCGCTCGGTGACGCTTCAGAAGAGTTACGATGCATGGGAAATGCTCGGCCTCATCGAGACGGCCCTCGCCATCAATGCCGGCGACATCGGCAACGACCGCGCCACCCGCGCCCAATACGGAGTATATTAAAATGGCCAACCTCATCGACAAAATGGCCAAGGCGCTGGGCTTCTCGCGCATGGTCGAAGCCGCCAACTGGCGCCCGGAAGAACGCGCATGGGTGCAGTCGCAGGCGCAGGACAGCAAGGTGGATATCTCCAACGGCGACCGCGTGCGCCTGCTCGGCCTGTCGCGCAAACTTTTTTACAACAACGCGATCGTCAGAAGCGCCATCCGCGACAAGGCGACTTACTCGGTCGGCTCGGCCATCGCCCCGCAGGCCAACAGCGGCGATCCCGCATGGGATGATGCCGCCGAAGTGTGGTGGGACAACTGGAGCAAGTCGCCCGAAATCAGCGAGCGCCACGATATGCGCCGGCTGCAAATGCTCGTCTCTGAAGCTATCGACCGCGACGGAGAAATCTTTTGCATCCTGACCAACAAACGTGACGGCGCGCCCGCCGTCCAAGTGGTCGAGTCGCATCGCGTGGCCAACCCGCCCGACAAGGCCGACCAAATCATTGATGGCGTGAGTCTCGACCGATTTGCGCGTCCGCTCGCTTATCATGTGGTCGAGGGCGACACCTTCAGCCAGCGCACCAGCCGCAGCATCCAGGCGGATCTGATGCTCCACGTTTACGAGCCCGAACGTCCCGACCAAGTGCGCGGTTATCCCGCCGTGGCCGTGGCACTAAACAACCTCCTCGACCGCGACGAACTCCTCCGCTTTGAGATGCAGGCCGCGAAGATCGGCAGCAGCATCGGCCTTGTCGTTCAGAACGCGCAGGGCGGGGTGGGGGCCGAGGGATTCTTTGGCGACTTGTCCAAGAGCACGGGCGAAAGCCTGACCCGCGAAACGGTTTTCGGCGGCGGCATGATCCCGCGCCTCAAGGCCACCGAGCGCATCGAGTCCTTCATGATGAATCGTCCCAACGAAAAGTTGGACGCGCATCTGGAGCAATACATCCGCGCTGCCGCACTCGGCCTCGGCCTGCCCTACGAATTTATCTGGGACACCTCCGCTGTCGGCGGCGTGGCCCAGCGTTTTATCATTCAGAAAGCCGCCCGCGCCTTTGCCGCCCGGCAAGACGTTCTTATCTCCTCCTTCCTTGGCAAGCTCTGGAACTACGCGATAGCCAACGCCATGCGCCGCCGCGAACTGCCGCAGAATCCGAACTGGCGCAGCGTCCACTGGCAGACCCCGCGCTCGATCACCGTGGACGTAGGCCGCGAAGCTGCCGCCCGCCGCGACGATGTGAAAGCCGGGCTCATGACCTTGGCTGACTTCTTTGGCGAGCAGGGGCTCGACTGGAAGACCGCCATGCAAGAAATCGCTGCCGAGCGTCAATTCGCCGCCGAGCTCGGCGTGGTGGTCGGCGTCGAGCGCACCGAGGGGGCGACGGTCATCGACCCTGTGCCTACTTCGCCCGACCCTGCTCCCGAAGGATTCAACCAGCTTGATTGCGGAACAGGAAGGGGTGGCTTTAAGCCGGGCAATGCTTGCGCCAAGGGCGGGGGTGCTGGCTCAAAAAAAAAGACTGAAGACAAATCAAGTCATCCAGCGCCGCACAGGCTTCAGGTAATCACAGACTTTGAGGAAAGGGTAAAATCTCAGGACTTTGAAAGCATCCTCATACTTGATGGGTCGGGCAATGTCTTGGTTCAGAAAGACGGCGACGAAAGAAGCGTAGATTTTGATTTCGGGGCGCTTGATCAGGCAGACGGAGTTGTAGACGGAAAAATTCAAATTCCGGGTCTTGTGGCAAGCCACAATCACCCGACATCAAAATCGTTTAGTTCGCCAGATTGGATTGCTGCAAAACAAATAGATGCTGCTGAGTTTAGGGTTACGAGCAGCAAATATGTTTATGTTCTTAAAAGACCAGAAAAAGGGTGGCCTGCGCTTTCCACGCTTAGAAAAACAGTAAACGAAGAAAAAAGAGCGTCGTTTGAAAAATTTGAAACACTTTACAAGCAGGGAAAGGTCACTGTTGAAGAAGCAAATTTTGAATATACGCACGAATGGAATAGTAATGTAGCTGCATGGATAGGGGCGAAATATGAGCGAATCAAAAGATAAGCAAATAATTTTAGACGGCCCCTACTCGCAAGCCGATTTTGGAGATCCAAAATGGATCGAACACACAAAGCGCGAACTTGGGATAGAGGAACCGTCCGAGTTCTCCGCCCGCGCCCGCAAAAAGAAGCGCATCTACAAGCGCAAGAAGGCCGAAACCAAGCCGGTTGCTTGACATGAGCGCCCGCCTATATGGCGGAACTCAAATTTGACGGCATCAGCGTAGCCACCGTTGGCCCCGCTCTCGGCCACGAGATGTTCGTGGACGATGTGACCCTGCTCCAAGCCGAACAGGCGGGGCAGGCTGGTAGCCCCGTCAAAGTGTTTGTCGATCACGACGAGTCCATCGACTCGCTCATCGGCCTGCTCAACAACTTCCGCATCGAGGAAGACCAACTGCGCGCCGATTTGGAACTGCTTTCGGCTCACCCGCAGGCGGAGTTTTACGCCGAGATTCTGAGTAAAGCGCCTGGCCGCGTCGGATTTTCAATGGCCTTCAGTGGCAAGCCCGAAGAAATGGGCGACCGCCGTTTTGCCCGCGTCGAAAATCTGGTCAGCGTTGACCTCGTTAGCCGCCCCGCCGCAAACCGCGAAGGCGTCTTCCGCGCCGGCAGTGAGCCCGTCCAAGTTGACACCTCGGCGGAGGGCATGACCGAATCTTCTGTCACCGAACAAGTCGAGTTTGACGCGAAAGCCGCCATCGAGGCGCTGACCGCTGTTGTCTCCAAGCTCGAAGAATCCGTCGCCGCCATCGCCGCCGACAAATCCGAACCCGCCGAGGCTGAAGTTGTCGCCGAGGAAGTGAAGTCCGAAGAGGCCGCGCCCGCTCCCGAAGCCGCCGAACTCTCCGCCCTCTCCGCCAAGGTTGCCGAACTGGAAATCGCTCTCGCCGCCAAAGGCAGCGAGGCCGTCGCCAGCAACGCCGTCGCCTCCGAAGACCCCGTTGAGCAGTTCAAAGCTGCCAGCGAGTCGAAGGACTGGAAGCGCGCCGCGCAAATCTTTTCCGCGAACAAGAGCGCCATTTTCCGCGCTCGCAACGCCAGAACTTTCTAAGGCCAGCAGCCAAAGAAAACCAACAACCAACCAACCAGAAAATAAAATAATATGGCAAACGTCTTCGATTCGGCGCTCGTTGTAGCGACCATTTCCGAGCAAGTCCAAACGGTGCTGGCCAACAGGCTCGCCCCGCTTCGTATCATGTCCACGGATTTCAGTTCTGAAGTCCGCAAACCCAAAGACACCCTCC